ACACGACTGTTACGGTTTTCTTCAAAGATCTTCTTGATCATTGAGGCGAAGACAACAGTCTTGCCAGCGCCTGTAGGTAAAACAATTAATGGATGGGTTTTTTGGGTATCGAACCAATGGAAAGCAGCATCAATGGCTTCTTGTTGGTAGTACCGTAGCTTCATGCTTGGCCCTCTTCAGTCCACAGTAAGTGCGCGCCCAGTAATTTCTGGCCCACGGTGATAAGTTGTGACGATGCAAGATGCGAAGCACAGCTTGTTCTCTTGCAGCGTGTTGGTTTTCGTTCAATGACATATCATCTCCTCCTCTGACATATCAGGATCGTCCACGGCCAGCATGCCTTCATCGACTAACCTGCGAAGCGATCCGCGGTCTGTGAAATGCAGGTGGTAGGTAAACGTGATGACAAACAAAACTTCCATCAAAACATCTTCTGAAATGTTTTTGTCCTTCATCGCATTCACGAACAAGCTCAGGGCATCAGATGCAACTTCGTGTTCTTTGCTCTGCCAATTAAATTCAAACTCTTCATGATGATCCATGAGACACCTCCTTGATTAGCCAACCCAAATAGACGTTGGCCTTTTGCAAGTCTTCCAACTTGTTCTTGTTTTCGTAACGCCAGATGTACTTCATGACGTTACCTTTAAGATACCCTTTGAAGGCGGCAGAGGACATCGACGCTTTGATTGCATCGATGCACTCTATGCCACCGTCTTTGGTGTAGTGCCCAGGGTGATTGACCATGTCTGGCGATTCACTCATCAGCCACTCTCCAGATCCCAATCTGGTCATCCACTTTGCGCGTGACCACAGTCAGCCCAGCCCTTTCCAAGTAGACCTTCAAGGCATTGGCATCGATGCGGTTGTTTACAAACACGCACTGACCAACTTCCATCGCCTTGAACTTTTCCCACTTGGAAACCCTGCCACGCCGCTGCTTTGGTAACGGGATGTCGCTGTGAATGGTTTCAGTGTCCTTCATCACATGCCCTCAATGTTTTGAAACTTAATGTCCACGATTATTTCATCGTCAGGCCAGCCTCCAACGCTGGAGTACAACTCGGTGATTGATCGTGCGAACTGATACACCTTGCCGAAACTTTCTGACAACGCCTTTTCTCGCCGCGCATCGTTTTCTTCGCGGGTTTCTTTATCACTATCCCACCTCCAATGGTTCATCAAAAGGGGAATGGGTATCGTGCAGACACGTTTGCGAACAGGTTCTGCTTCAAACATGTAGCCAGTAGAGATCTCTATCAGAGCCTCTGCATTCTCCATCCAGTAAGCGTTTTCAGGATCGACAACTTTGTATTTGTCTGCAAACTCTGGGTCAGCCGCTTGGCACTCATGCAACTTCTGGTTTGCTTCAACAATCTCGCCTCTCATTCGCCCATGAGCTTTGATCAAATTTGCATTGCGCTCTTCAAGCTCTTTGATCTTCGCTCGCAACTCATCTTTGGTAGGCGTTCGGTTGCCGCGCTCTACGTCCCTTGGATCAAAGTCTCGAGGTTCAGGGTTGTTCCCCAGCCAAGTCACATACTTCTGCATGCTTGCTTTGGTTGGCTTGGCAACTGTTCCTTCGACGAAATCCTTCAAGCTCTTGCGATCTACGCCAATCGCGTCAGATAACGTCAAGATTGCTGCTGATTTTTTGATATCAGACTCACTGGCAAGAATACGAGCGTGCCTGTTCAGCGCATTACGCGCAAAGGTCAATGTTTTTTCAGAATGTAGTTCCATATCTACTCCTTGCTTTGGGGTTTAGTAAGTCCCGCCTTTGACCACCCTGACGGGAAAGGGTTACCAAGCAGCCTTACTTGAAGGAATTACACAAGCGTAGCTGCCGATCTTATTAGTCCCGCCTTCGGGCACGCGGACGGGAACGCGCAGGATGGGTGATGAATCCCATGCCCTAGCCATCAACCGTTCCAATCTACATTGGCGGTGTTCAAGCCCGGCGCAGGGGTTGCCTGTGCCTGTTGTGGCGCTTGTGGTTGTGCGGCCGCAGAAGCAGATCCACCCTTGAAGGAAGAGATCTTGTTCTTTGGTGCATAACCATTGTTGCCTTCTTCGATCGCCACCTGTGCAGTGAACTGCTTGCCCATAGCGGTGCGCATCATGTCAGTGTTGACGGTCTGCGTGGCATCACCACCCGTCGCCTGAACGAAAGACTTCAAGCGTCCCAGCCCTACAGGGTGAGTCAGCGTGAAGTTCTCCCAGATCTTACGACCTGCATAGCTAGGCCCAACAACGTTGTACTCCACCTTCAGGTAGGGATTACCTGCTTTTGAAGTTTCCTCGCTGTACACGGCCGCGGCTAGGGTGTACTCGCCAGCTGGCATGGGTTCTGATACCCCACCACCTGACTCATCGATGTTACTGACATCGATACCTTGATCTAATAAGCCCATGGTTCCTCCTATGCGGCTTCGTTATTGTTTGCTGGCAGACCCAGTGCAGCGCCATAAGCATCTGCAAAAGCTTGCCAAGAGAAATCGATCTTCGATGGAAGGTCGAGTCGAGACTTCGCGTCATACGCTGCAGCAAACTTGGTAAACAAACCTCGGTTGCCATAGCTCACACCACGCGCCTTCGCGCCATCCTTGATCAGGGTGGTTTCGTAGTTCGCAAACAAGTTGAAGTCAACCCAATCCTTGATAAGGGCATTCACCTTCTTGTTGCATCGCATCTCCCAGCGATCATAAGGTTCCAGTTCTGGATCCTTGTACGCCTTCGATGCAACGTGACTCAACAGAATCACATTCATGCCACGCTGCTGGAAACAAACGTTCAGGCCATTCAACAGGTTCAACCAAGCGTTCTCTTCGGCAACGTAAAACGCACCGTATCCTGCTTTGGGGTCTGCCGCTGATGACCAACCGTTCTTCTCACAGACATTCGCTTCACCAAGCTTGGCTGCAGCATCCGTTGTATCCAAGACAACCGTCTTGTACGCATGCTCTTCCATGGCCAGCGTCCTCACCTGCTCCATGATCTCTTCCCAGGTGTTGGCCTGGGGAAACCGTGCAGCGTTGATGAACGACAGACCGTCCTCTGCTTGAATGAAGATTGAATCTGGAGCACTCGCTCCAAACGTGGACTTACCAATACCATCTGTACCTTGGATGTTCATCCGTACAGGGGGCATGGCTACATCAGGATCAATCTCCCGATGGGTGGTTACTTGGTTTAGTAAACTCAAGGTCACACCTCCTCTTCTGGTTGGTTAAGTTTATCTGGGTCAATTGACTTGACCCGCTCTTTGCCAAGCTTGATCGAATGACAGGCATGCCAACGCCCAGCTTCTTCTGGGTGAGCCATGGCCCACGCAGTAAAGCCGCGCATGTCTACCTTGTAATTCGTAACTTGGGCTACAAACGAGGGCCACGATTCTCGTGGCATTGACTCCAGAATCTCATCCAACAAAAACTGATCCCAAACGTGTTCACGCTTGATCTCAACAGTTATGCCGTCTTGGGTTCTTTCGCCGCCCTCATTGTTCAGGGGGAGTAGAAGTTGACTCACTTCTTTCTGGTCCAGGAGCTCGCGTTCAACCGACTTGATATGTCGCTCAACCTCTTGCTTCTTTTCTTTCGCGCCATGCAGTTGCAAAGCTAGATTCTTAATCCGCTCTTCCATTCCAATCTCACTTCTTCTCTCTACGGCTATGGACGTTACTGGATGTCACAATAGCTTGCAACAATTTTTTTCACTTTTTGGTTGCACCCTGAATAAAGGTCATAGAGAATGCGACTTTCCAATACAAACAACGGCTATGAAAACAATTGAAAAGAACCTCGAGCTGCCGCCTCACCCCACCAAGGGTGCAGGTAAATGGCAAACGCTTTTGAAGGACATGGAGATTGGGGACAGCTTTGTGTTGACCCAGGCAGAAGACCCCAAGGGTTACGTCTATCACTCAATCAGAGTGGCGGCGAAGTCTCTGGGTATGAAGGTACGATCTGGTACAGATGAAAACAAAAACAGGATAGTGAAACGGATTATTTGATGATGCCATCCTTCCTACCATCAGGGGTTAACGGCTCTGAACTCGCACCTGAAGCCAAGCTGGAACTCCTGCACGACATGTGGGAAAACGGGATGCACATCATCCCATGTGGCTCACCCACCGAGGCGGTTCCACAATACTTCAGCACCCGGCATCCATTCGATACAGAAGATGCACTCAAGGCCAAGTGGGCTAAGACACCACGAGTTAAGTGGCAGCACTACCAAAAGATTCAACCGTCACGCGAAGAGATACAGCAGTGGCACAACCAATACCCGTCTGCTAACTGGGCAGCGATCACTGGCATCACGTTTGCCGTGGTCGATGTTGATAAAGAAGAAGCCGTCGAGTGGGTAGAGCAGGGCAACATCAGCCGTACCCCACTCAAACAAACATCACCCCGCGGTGGTGTGCATTACTTCTATTCGCTGAGCAGCGAACTGATCCGCAACAGTGTGGGTCTCAACAAGATCGACATCCGCGGTGATGGCGGGTACATCATGGTGGCACCCAGCCACGGGTACAACATTGAGTTCGATCAGAACTATCCCATGTCCAGCATGGAAGATCTGCCTGTCCTTCTGCAAGACGACCTGCAGAAAGTTCACATGTACAACAACGGCGGCAAGGTCGAGACCATACGCGAGAAGCTGACCGAAGACCCCAAGCAAGAGGGCAGTCGTAACGATACCCTGGCGCGCTTGGTTGGCAAGTGGGTGAAAGAAGGCTGGGGCATGCGCGAGGTCATGATCAAAGCGCAGGATTGGAATCAGACCTGCTTCCCGCCCATGGACTTGATCGAAGTCACGCGCACCACCATCAGTATTGTAAGCGGTCACATCAAGCGACACCCTGATGATGTCGATGCAGGTGTCATGCAGTGGCAGACATCCAAGTGGCAGACAGACATCAATGAAGATCTCAAAGAGATTCAGTCACAAGAAGATCCACTAGATGAACTGAAGCGAGAAGGCGAAGAGAAACCAGAGCAAGGGCCACTCGGACTGCAACCGTTCAGCGCCGATGAATGGCATGAAATGAACGACGATGGCATCGACCAGTACTGGGGTGATGCATTCATATTTCAGAAGAGCAGAGTGTTACTGCTCGGTAAACCTAAGATAGGTAAATCAAACTGGCTGGGTGCATTCGCCGCAGGTGCAACAACAGGCACCGACTTCATGGATGTGCCGTTTAATCGCCCACTCAAGGTGATGTGGTTCCAAGCAGAGATCATCGCAGAGTTCTTGAAGCGCCGTATCGAAACCTACTACAAGCGGTTCGCAGGGGATGATGACCTCATTCGTATGGGGCACAACAACCTGATCATCAGCGGGCGGCTGCGCAAGAACCTGATGAAAGATCAAGACATTCAGGCGTTCAGCGATGAGATTGCATTCCACAAACCAGACATCGTCATGATCGATCCCATCATCAACTTCTTTGATGGTGAAGAGAACTCCAACACAGAGATACGCAAGCTCATGGACAGAGTCGATATGCTCATGGAGTTGAACGACGTTGCCGTGATCCTCGCCCACCATACAGGTAAAGAACGGGCAGATGATAAGTCATTCATGTCGGCTCGAGGTGGCTCGGTGTTCGCAGGGTGGTTCGACTCTGGCATAAAGCTCAGTGGTCAGAAGCCTGATGTGTCTATCTTCTACGAGGCGCGCAACGCACAAGAACCCAAAGAGCACCTGGCTAACTTCGACTTTGATAAAGGATTGTGGGAAGTCAATGAGTTCACACAGCGCAACACTAGGCCGCAACTTAGCGAAGAAGATGAAGTACTTATCGCAGATGTGGTGGTGAATGGAATGAGCAGCACGAAGTTCTACAACAGAAAAGAACTAGAACTCTT